CATTTGAAAAGCATTTATTTAGCCTAACAGCAGAAAAAAAGACCACTACCCTATCAAGGGGGACCATTAGCCGAATTATGTCAGAGTTTAAAACTATGATTACTGAGGCAGTAGAAGATGAATTGATAGAAAAAGACCCCTTTAGGAAATACGACAAAATCAAGATTAAGAATAAGGACAGAAAAAAAGCCCCCCTGTTGACTGACATGGATATAGAAAGACTAGAAAAGTTAATCTTAGTTGAAGAAAACGAAAAGCTAGAAAAGTTTAAAGAGGTGTTTTTGTTTTCTTGTTTCACTTTCCTACCTTTTGCAGACCTTAAATCTTTAAGGGTTTCCCATGTGTCAAAAAAGATAGAAGATTTCAAAGGGATTGAACAGCAGGTTATAAGGATAAGAAAAGCGAGGGTAAAAAGTGACCGATTTGGAAAAGAATTTTTTCTACCACTTACCAAGATGCCAACAGGAGCAAAAGCAATTCCTATCCTGCTAAAACACATGAAGGGGAAAAGCAGCACAGCATTAATTTTTCCTTTTATTAGCCACTTAGAAGCCTATCACAGGGCATTAAGGAAAATAGCGACCAAGGCAGGTATTTCAGTTGTGCCAACCTCACATTCAGGCAGACAGTATTGTAGCAAATGGTATAAGCATTATACAAGATTGACAAACGATGAAATAGGAAAAATGAGTTGTCAAAGTTCTAAGATAGTTGCTACCTATGCAGGGAATGAAAACAACAGGCTTGAATATGCTTTAGAACAATTATAATAAAAAATTATCAAAATGGAAAATTCAGAATTAATGGTTATTTTAGAGAAAATAATAACAAGAATTGAATACATTAGCACAAAGTGGGACAAATAATATTTCTGATATTCCGCTACTATCAGATAAAGGTAACTACCAGGGTTGATTTAGAGGCTAATTACCAAAAAGGGACTTCTAGTGTTTTGGAAACTAATATTTTATTAGAAATTCATCCTAAAAAAGCTAGTATAGGTTTTAAAGATAAAGAAGGACTACCTACAGAAAGAGGGATTAAGGCACAAACCCAAGGCTTAGTTCAGGGACTGATTGCTAATATTCATTATGCCCACCAATCAAAGAAATGGGATAGTGCAGAACATTTAAGATATATTATAAATGAACTAGAAAGAGGCTTTGTTGCAAGGGTAGAAGCTACTAAAGGCTTTTTTTAACAACACAATAAATTTGACTAACAACCAACTTTAAACTATTTTTGTTAGTATGAAACGACCTATTGAAGTACAAGAAATTGAATTTTATAAATAATAATTATGGAAAATTTCAGCCCTGAAGAAATCAACACAATAAAGATTTTAGTAGTTTTCCTAGTCCTTTGGAGCTTTTGGAAAGCTTATGAACATCTTAAAAATTGAAAGCATGGCAGCAGCAAAAGGAAATAAATATGCAGTAGGGGCAAACAATGGTAGACCCCCAAAATATAAAACACTCAGACAATTAACAGTCAGATGTGATGAATATTTTAAACACATTGAAGGGGAAAGCCACCAAGAAAAACAAACAATTAAAGACCCTAAAACGAATGCACAAAAAGAGATTGATATTGAAGTTTGGGACAGACAACCAGAACCCCCTACTATCACAGGGTTAACCCTTTTTTTAGGTTTTGCTGATAAATCAAGCCTTTACGACTATAGAGATAAGCAAGTTTTTTCCCACCCTATAAAAAGAGCAATCACATTAATTGAGCATCACCACGAAAAAGGATTAGCTAACAAAAATTCAACAGGTCACATCTTTGCTTTGAAAAATAGAGGTTGGAGCGACAAAATAGAGGTTGAATCAACCACACAAAGCACAGTAAACATCACCCACCAGGAGGACATTATAACAACGCCTGAAGATGAAATAAGCGACACTTTAGAATAATGAAATGATTCACAATAAGACAAAAGTAGTATATTCAACCCTGAGAGGCTTAGGCAAAGGCTATGATATTATTGCCCAACAGGGGGGGACCTATTCAGGCAAAACTTTTGGCGTATTGGTTGCCCTTGCTTTGTTTATGCGAAGGACTAAACAAACATTAAAACTAAGGGTAATTGGTCAAACCAGAGAGCATTTGCAGGATGGTGCTTATGAAGATTTTGTAAACATAATAGAAGAGATTGGGGGCGTTAAAAAACACCAAGAACAAGCAAAAAAATTCTGGATTGGCAATTGTACAATCAAATTCCTGTCAGTCGATAAGATAGGAAAAGCCAAAGGACCTAAATTTGATATAACCTTTATTAATGAATGCAATTATTTAGCCTACCCTATTGCTAGGCAATTAATGCTTAGAACAAACATCTGCACAATTTTAGACTGGAATCCAGTTGGCCACTTTTGGTATCATAATAAAATAATCTTAGACACTCAAAAGAAAATATTATACAAGCGTTCTACCTACAAAGACAATCCAGCAGTACCAGAAAAAGTTGCTAGAGATATTGAAAGTTTAAAGATTACAGACCCCCAATTATACAGGGTCTATGCTTTAGGTTTAACAGGTACAATAAAAGGCTTAGTGTTTACAAAAATTGCCTATGTTGACAATTTCCCACCACATTGCAAAAAGCTTGGATATGGTTTAGATTTTGGTTTCACTAATGACCCTACTTGCTTAGTCAAAATTGGCGAACTACACGGGGAATTGTACATGCAGGAGCTTATCTATCAAACAGGGCTTACAAATCCTGAAATAGTCAAAGAAATGAAAGCCCTTGGAGTGCCAAAAATGGCAGAAATTTGGGCAGACCAGGCAGAACCAAAAAGCATAAAAGAAATTAATAACCTAGGTTACAGAAGATGCAAGGGGGCAAAAAAAGGTAAAGATTCAGTCAATCATGGAATCCAACTTTTGCAGCAATATAAAAAGAACATTGTTAATCCTTCCCTCAACGCCAAAAAAGAGGCAAGCAATTATAAATGGAAAGAAAATAAAGACGGTGAAGCCCTCAACATTCCAGTTGACAAATTTAATCACTTTTGGGATGCTTCCAGATACTACGGAATTATGAAATTGAAGTTAAGATGGAAACGTAGTGGCATTTCTAGTGGTAACGCACCTTATTAAACTACCTACCTACCCTAAATAGGGTAATTTTGAAGCGATAACAGAAGGGTTGACCGTAAAGGAATTACTTGCAGCAATCGAATTAATAAGACAGTTAAAGCTATAAGCTTATAAATAAAACTTAGCCCAAAAAGCCTTACTTAAATTAATAAGTAAGGCTTTTTCATGCCCACCCTACCATTTTTTGTATCAAATTTGCATTATTAAACACAATACATTAGTTTTGTAGTATCAAAATGCAACAATGTTGCATTAAAACATTAAAAAACTTACCTTCAAGCGCCAAAGAGGGAGCTAAAAACATCAAAAAATGTTATTTTCTCTTTTATGCGGATGTACAACTGGCGCTGCAATTCCTTCCTTAACGGCTACCACTACCAGACAGAATTTTGGCGAAGTGGTAAAAGTCATTTTTCAAAGACGATTAGATGGGGCAACTCTAAATGAATTTGTGATAGGTACAACAGACCCCAAATTAAAGGGCAGTTGGACTACCCTAAAAGCTGCTAGTGATGGTACAAAAGCGATCTTTTCACCTTATACAGAAGGCTATGAGGGAGCAGCAGGTAGTGCAATCAAATTTGGTGGCACAGGGCAAACAACAGGAGGCATACAAAGAGTTGTAGGCAAAGAACCTACACAAGTAAAAGGAACTTTCTTTGGAGCTTGGCAATCAACTATTCGTGAATTAGATGGAATTAGTTGTGAAGATCTTACGGTTTTTCTAGTAAATGAATGTGGACATATTGCAGGGGTTTCAGATGACCCAACCAACCCAACGACTTTCAAGGGCTTTCCTATTGCAATTCAATCTTTATTTATTGCTGACAAAACACACGGCAAACAGGCAGAAGATGATGCAAACGCCTTTGAATGGACTTTTAAACCAAACTGGTCTAAATATTTTACGGTTTTAGCGCCAACGGATTTCAACCCTGTTGATGATGCTGACCTGAACACAATCGCATAATTATGACTAAGGTTTTATTATATCATCCAGCTATTGCAGCAGATGGCAAAGAGTTTGACCGCAACCATGCTGACAGACTTTTAGCTATGACTGACAACGGTGGATGGTACGAAAAGGAAAAAACAGAAAATCCAGACAATGTCACTAACGGTCCAGCAAATACAGGAAAGACTAAAAGAGCCAAAGCACCAAAGGGTGCTAAAGGCCGCAATTAGTCACGAAAGGAAAGTTAGGTTTCATACCCAAACGACCCTTACAATGCACGACCAAACGGTTTCAGCAAACCCTTTTCTGGATTGGGTAAAGAAGCTAATTCCTTTTGATAAATTTCAGCTTTTCCTTTCCATGTTTAAGTTACCAGTCGAAACGGTAACGCTAACAGGGGAGATATTTGACGTACTTGACAAAATTTTTGATGGTCAGGATTCAGCAGATAATCTGCAATTTGCCAGCAGGGAACTTTTAGAAGATGCAAACAACCATTTAGAGCAGACCGAATTTAAAAAAGATTGGCGTAAAAGGTCAATGAATGCTTTTAAGACTAGGTTCAATTCTATAATGATTGTTGACCTACCAACAGAGCAAACGACCGAAAGACCAGAACCCTATTATTATTTTTTACCCCTTGAAAGAGTGATTGATTTTGAGTCAAAAGGGGAATCAATAAACTGGTTAATTTTTGATATTAACGAAAGCACATTAGCTGTTTTAGATAATACAAGCTACAGGATTTTTCAAAAAGTTGAAAAGTCTAAAGATGAAATAAGCCAGATACCAATTTCAGACAATGCACATAATTTAGGTTATTGCCCTGCTAATTGGTTTTTGTCCGACCCCGTAAATAGTTCAGCGCCGCAGATTAAAAAAAGCGTATTGACTGACTATTTAGCGAGCCTTGACAAATATTTATTTTTCCTTATTTCTAAGCATGTTTTTGACATGTACGCCCCTTACCCTCTTATATGGGTATTTGATGAAGATTGTGATTATTCAAGACAGATTGAAAGGGGAGAAGGTCTAGCAGAATGTAAAAAGGGATTTTTGGTAAATGAATCAAATATTAGTTTACTTGATTCTGGAGGCTACCCTCAACAATGCCCACTATGTCAAAAAAGACGATTGACAGGCGCAGGGGGTATTATAAAAGTGCCAACCCCTGAACAAGCAGACGGGGCAAATTTACGGCAACCAATGGGGATAGTTGAGATGGGAACAAATCAACTAAATTACACGGTTGAAGAGTGCGAAAGAAGAAAAGTAGCAATTTTTGAGGGAGTGACAGGAAACATCTTAGACACTTCAAAAGAGGCTATTAACGAAAAACAAGTGATGTCACTTTTTGAAAGCAGAAAGGCAGTATTATTGAAAGTTAAGGGCAGCTTTGAACGCTCCGAAAAATGGCTATTAAACACTATTTTCAAATTAAGGTATGACAGCCTATTTATTGATTGTAGTGTAAATTATGGCAGCGAGTTCTTTTTATATGATGCATCTACCCTCTTAGGGTTCTATGAATCTGCCAGAGCAGCCCAATTGGACAGCATCACATTAGACTTTTTACAAGAGCAATAC